TTTGCCGCGACCGGCCCAACCCAAAGCGGCAAGACGCTTACGTGTTTCATCATTCCAATTTTATACCACCTATTCGAGGTCGGCGAGCGTGTTGTTGTTGGAATTCCCGACCTCGACATGATGAAGGACAAGTGGGAACTTGAGATCAAACCGGTGATAGAGAGCGGTCAATATGCCCGATACCTGCCGACATCCGGCGCCGGATCAAAGGGCGGAATGGGAACTTTGTTGAAATTCAAAAACGGCTCGGCACTGCGGTTTATGACCGGCGGCGCGGGCGACAAGGGACGCTCTGCATTCACCGCGAAAATTGTTGTCGTGACGGAAGCCAATGCGTTCGGGGTTTCAAGCGAAACGTCCGAGGAGGCCGATCAAATCAAGCAGCTCGAGGCCCGGACCCGGCACTTTGGCTCGGATGCCAGAATTTACATGGAATGCACGCAGACGACGAAAGAGGGAAAGATACACCGGGAGATTAACGCCGGCACGCGCTCGAGGATCGTGCTGCCTTGCCCGCACTGCAAGAGCGCGGTTTCGCCCGAGCGCGAGCACCTGAAGGGCTGGGAAAAGGCAACGACCATCCGTGAGGCTCGATCTTTCGCTGAATTCTGCTGCCCGGAATGCGGCGCGGCATGGACGGAGCGCCAGCGCGTGGCGGCCAATATGAAGGCGCGACTGGTTCACGACAACCCGCTGGCGATGGACGGAAACACGCTCGGATTCCGCTGGAGCGCGGTCAACAACCTTTTCCTCACGGCGGCGGATTTGGGGGAGGATGAATTCGACGCGCGCATGGAGGACGACGAGGAGAACGCTGAAAAGGAACTCTGCCAATTTGTCTGGGCGATCCCGTACCAGTCGCCGGAGATGGATGTCACCCCGCTGGACGCTCGGGCGATGGAGCGGCGCGGAGACACCGGCGGCGCGACGGTCAAGAATGAGGCGCCGGAATGGGCGGAATTTATCACGATCGGTATCGACCTCGGCAAGCGGTTCGGTTCGTACGTCGTTCTGGCATGGAAGCATGACGCGACTTCGCGAATGATTGACTACGGCACGTTTGAGGTGCCGGGAGACAGCATGGACACAGCCATCGCCACGCTTGCGGCGCTACGCGACTTTCGCGACCGGGTGGCGATGGGCTGGAATAAAGGGTCGCGGAAGATTACTCCGGCGTGCGTCCTGATTGACTGCAATTACTCTGACAGCCGCCAGGCGGTCTACCGATTTTGCCAGGAGCAGGCAGAGCATGAATGGATATTTCACCCGGCGCTTGGCGTCGGATCGTGGCACAACCGGCGCGCCTACACTCCACCGGCGCAGCAGGGGCGAACGAAGCGCGGCCTTTCGGACCACTACCACAAAGAGCACCTCCACAATCGTCTGTGGGAAATCCGCATGGATACCAACCACTGGAAATCATTCGTTCACGAACGGATTCACACGCCGCCGGACGCTGCCGGGAGCCTGACGTTTTTTTACTCTCCCGACAAGAACGAGCATATCAAACTTGTCAAGCACCTTACGGCGGAGCGTGCCGTCCAGAGCGCGGCGCCGGATGGAAACCCAGTTGTTAAGTGGTTTAACAAACAGAAAAAACAGAACCATTATTTTGATTGTACTTACATGGCGAGCGTCGCCGCGCATCTTGTCGGCGTGCGCCTGATGGCCGCCGGCGAAGCACCGGCCACGGCGCGGAATTGGTTCGGCAACCGATCAAAGTCGAGGAGATGACATGACGCCAATAGAATGCCCGCACTGCGAATGCAACGACATCGTCAAGTCGGGCACGTCATTGCGCTGGGGCAAATCATGGCAACGCTGGCGCTGTAATTTCTGCCGCCGCGTCTGGAGTTCGGCCCCGACCACCCGCCCGGAGACCGCATCCGAACTACTGGCGGTCGATTACTACGTCATCGCATGCCCGCACTGCGGCAGCGACCGGACGGCGGTGCGGAAAACTATGACTCCGATCCGATACCACGAGTGCAACAACTGTAAAAAGACCTTCAAATCCTACGAAAAACGCGCATAACGCGCCAGAAAACTTCCCTCCTGCCCGCTAAAAAATACTTCGACCCATTCCTATTCAATAGGAAAGCATTTTATTGCATTCATATTGCCAATGCATGATAATTGCTTTTATGTCAAGCGCAGAAGTCACCGCTTATTATGCCGCGATTGATCTCGCCGACACCGCCCTGCTCGCCGCAGACCCGGCCACCGAACTGCTTTACCTCCGCTCCGCAATGATCCTTTCGGGGAAACTTGTCACCGCCAGCCAGGAGGGCGGCAACAACGTCGATTGGTCATCCGCGCGCCAGGGCCTTCAGGCGCGCATTGACAGATTGCAGAGCCAGGCGAACGCGACAACCGGCATCCAACGGCAATTAGTGAAATACATTCGTCCAACGAGTTGACGATGGGAATTTTGAAAAGAATCAGGCAGGCATTTCGGGAGCCTCATCTATCAACGTCACAATGGCGCAAATTGCGTTCGGACAACAACGCCGACGCCGCCCGCGCGCGACAGGCCAACGACCCCACCCGCCAGTCGCCCGGAGCGATGACGATCCGGCGCTGGGAGTCCGCCGAAACCACACGCCTCAACTCCGCCCATTGGTCGCTCGTTTCGGACACGTCGATCAACAACGACCTTGTCGAGCAACTTCCGTCATTGCGCGCACGCTGCCACTGGGAACTGCAAAACAATCCGATGCTGGCCGGCGTCGTCTCGACCTACACCGGTGATCTGGTCGGGCCATCCGGGCCGAACATTGAGGTCGAAAGCGGATCGAAAGATTATGATGAATGGCTTGAGAGCCACTTCCGCCGCTGGTGGAGAATGCCCGACCTTGCCGGGAAACTCAGCGGACCGGAAATGGTTCGGGTGTGGATGCAGCAGCAGTGGCCAGACGGCGAGTATTTTTCACAGATCGTCAGCGACCCCGAAGCGGACGGACCCGTCAAGATCCGCCTCAACAATCTCCACCCGCGCCGGATCGCAGACCCGCTGGGATTTATTCCGCCATCCAATGCCGAACTCATAATGGGAATTCTGCGCGACCTGTTTGGTCGCCCGCTTACGTATTACGTCTCGGAAGAAAACACGGTTTACGGAACTTTGAGCCCCACGCTAAAATCAAACGCGGTGCCGGCCGCGCAAATGCTCCACGGCTTTAACCAAACCGAGGTTGACCAGGCGCGTGGCGCGCCCTGGCTCGCCAGTCAACTTCAAGTTGCGGCTGACGCGCGTGATTATGGCAACCAAGTCATGGACGCCGCCCGCGCCGCCGCTGACTCTGGCGTCTTCATGGCCACCACGGACCCGAATATGCCAGCGGCCAAGATTGACGGAAACGTGACAATCGATCTCGAGCGCCGCCGCACGGATTTCATGCCGCCCGGCTGGGCGCCGCACATGCTCAAGCCCGAGCACCCCGGCGAGACTTATTTTGACTTCCTTCAAGAAATTTATCGACAGTATGGCCGGCCAATCGGCATGCCGCTCCTGCTGGTATTGCTTAGCAGCAAAGGCATCAACTACTCTGGCGGGCGGCTCGACACTCAAGCCTACGATCGCGGCCTGATGGTCATGCGGTCAATTCCGGAGAAGTCGCTCACCCGCCTGGTGGAATTGGTGGCCGAGGAGGCTGAACTAGCGGACATCGCCGCCGGTAAGCCGGTCCCGGCGCGGCCGGATGACGTGAGCATTAGCTGGGGCTGGCAGCCGCGCCCGCACGTCGACCCGGCCAAAGAGGCCGACGCTATCGTCACCCTCCAGGAATCGGGCAATGCGACGGTGCAAGACGGGCTGAATCGTGTAAATGGGCGCCCGGTGTCCACCCACATTGCCATGCTGCAAAAAGAAATCGAAGAGTACGAAATCGCCGGCCTGGTGCATCCCTCGCAAAAGCCGGCGGCCGATGCCGCTGCCGCGAAGTCGTCCGATACTGCAAACCCGGACGACGATGGCCAGGCCGACGATGAAGAAGACGAGGAAGACACGGAAGACGAGGAAGACACGGAAGACGCGGAAAACAACGACGCGGAGGACGAAACTGATGTCGCCTGAAAACGATTGGCAACACCGCGACCTAACCACGCGAGAATGGCAGTTCAGGGCCGACACCCTGGACGCCGACTCCCGCAGCGTGGAGGCCGTG